GGAGAAGGGGATTATACATAAATGTCTGAACAAATACCCATCATTTCAGATGATTGGTTGGCTATAGCATATACTGAATATGGTAAATGGTATGAAATACCTGGAGTAGGTATATCTATTAGGGATGCAAGACAACTACATTACAATGATATCATTACAATGATACAAAAGAGGAAGTATACATTAGGTAGTAATAATAAGTTAGTACCTACATCAGTGATAGAGTTATGGATTAGAAAGAAGAGGGGATAAGATATGTCTAGTTATAATAGTTATACTATAGGGGAGGCTGAGGCTCACCTGAATGGGATGCTCGAAGCGGCTGACATGTGCGACCAGCACCTGCGGCACGATGTGGCTAATGTGATCAGGATGGCTGTGACTGTGCGTAGGGCTTCTGGAATAGGGCCAGAAGCCTCTAGGAAGCTCGCTGAGGTGCCTCACTGGAGTGAGGAGTACATCCGTAGCCATGAGTTGCTCAAAGACGGCCGTATGGCCTTTAGAGTGAAATCTGTACTGAGGTCTTTTCGGACCAAGCATGACTTCCTCACTGCCAGCGAGGCGCAGATCCTTTCGGCACCCGGCTGTGGTCCCACTGGGTTTGTCATTTTGAAAAGGTTAAGAGATGAACTTCTTGGATAAGGAGGTTCGTGCCGCCTTTGGGCGGGTGTTGGTTGGAGTTAGGAAGCACAAGAACTTCACCAGGGAAGTTGCGGCAAATAGATCTGGGTTTGCTGTAGGTAGTTTGCTCAACTGGGAAAGAGGTAATGTATCTCTTTCAATGGATAACTTCTTCAGGCTTTGTGATGCGTTTCAAATAAAGCCCAGTAAGATGGTTTCATTGATTGAGTTTGAATTGCAGAGGAGAAAAGACGTTGACTCAAAAACAAATGAAGATGCTTGAGTTTATTAGAGAGTATTGGAATGAACATGGCTACTGCCCTTCTTATGATGAGATTGGTAGTGCTATGGGTATAGCTTCTAGGAGTAATGTGCATAGAGTTATATACTGTCTTATTGATCGTGGATATTTAAAGAATATGCCACGCAGAGCGAGAAGTTTGGTGTTAGTGGATAATCCTCTTGCCAAGGCATAAGGTAATTGATTAGGTTCGTGTTGCGGTGACATCCGCTGTTTTCCTCCCAGTTGACTCCCCCCCTCCCCTCACCGGGAGGGGGCTTTTTCAGAGAAGATATGTGGATTTAACGGGCGTCCTTTCTAAGATTGATCAGCTTCCCCTTGAGGAGCAATCAGTTCTATTGAAGCTCCTGAAGGAGCTTGAGGAGGCTCGTGATAAGGAACTGGCTCAAACTAAGTTCCTCTCCTTCACCAAGAAGATGTGGCCTGGGTTTATTCAGGGCAGGCACCATGAAATCATGGCTGATGCCTTTGAGAGAGTTGTTAATGGTCAGTGCAAGCGGCTGATCATCAACATGCCTCCCCGGCACACCAAGTCTGAGTTTGCTTCGTATTTATTGCCTGCGTGGTTTATGGGTAAGAACCCAGGATCTAAAATCATTCAAGCAACCCACACCGCAGAACTTGCTGTGGATTTTGGCCGTAAGGTTAGAAACCTAATTGACAGTGAAGATTACAAACTAATCTTCGATGACATTAAGCTTCAGTCCGACAGCAAAGCCGCTGGACGCTGGCACACCTCCAAGGGTGGCGTGTACTTCGCGGTAGGTGTTGGCGGTGCCATCGCTGGTAAGGGTGCGGATCTGTTCATCATTGATGACCCTCACACTGAACAGCAGGCTATCCAAGCCATGGATGACCCGTCTGTCTATGACAAGGTCTTTGATTGGTACACCTCCGGTCCTCGCCAGCGTTTGCAGCCTGATGCCCGCATTGTGATCGTGATGACCCGCTGGGGTAAGCGGGATCTGACCGGGCGTTTGGTTCAATCCTCCATGGATCGTGATGGGGTATCTGAGTGGGAAGTGATTGAGCTTCCGGCCATTATGCCCTCTGGCAATCCCCTCTGGCCTGGGTACTGGAGCAAAGAGGCTCTTGAGGCACTCAAGAACGAACTGCCTCCATCCAAATGGAATGCCCAGTATCAGCAGCAGCCCACCAATGAGCAGGGTGCCATCCTTAAACGGGAGTGGTGGAGGCGCTGGGAAGCCAGCCGACCACCCAACTACGAGTATGTGATTGTCTCTGCCGACACTGCATTCACAAAGAATAACCGTTCTGACTACACCGCAATCACAGTATGGGGTGTATTTGACAATGAAGATGACAACGGTAATGCGAGAAGTAATATCATTCTTCTTGACGCATTCAAAGAACGCATGGAGTTCCCGGCACTAAAAGCTCGTGCCAAAGAGATTTATCTTGAATGGCAACCCGATACCTTCTTAATTGAAGGCAAAGCTTCAGGCTTGCCTTTGATACACGAGTTGAGGCAAATGGACATACCTGTCTCCGAGTTCACCCCAACCAGGGCCTCTGGAGACAAGATCATGAGGGCCAACAGTGTCACTGACATGTTCTCTTCTGGGATGGTCTGGTGTCCTGAAACCCGGTGGGCGGATGAGGTGATTGAGGAGTGTGCTTCTTTCCCGAATGGGACGCATGATGACTATGTTGACAGTGTTGTCATGGCACTCATGCGGTATCGCCAGGGCGGGTTTGTCCGTCTTCCGGCTGATTATGAAGAAGAAGATGTTCCGATGCGCCGAGTTGAATATTATTAAGGGGATGCACAGTGTCCGTAGATAAGGCCTTTAATCCTCTAGGAAACCCCGGTGGGCCGGGCATTGAGGTGGAGATCGTGAACCCTGATGCGGTTTCGATTGAGACCGAGGATGGAGGCGCGATTGTTTTTCTCGGACCAGAGTTGTCTGAACAACTCATGCCTGATTTCAGCACCAACCTTGCTGACCATATGGATGAGCGGGATCTTGGCGCTCTCGGCAATGAACTCATTGGTGATTTTGAATCTGACAGCCGCTCCCGGCAGGATTGGGAAGACACTTACAAAAAGGGATTAGATCTTCTTGGCTTGAAGATTGAAGACCGCTCCTCCCCATGGCCGGGTGCCTGTGGTGTGTTCCACCCCATCCTTGCTGAGGCTGCGGTGCGGTTTCAGTCTCAGGCTATCATGGAGACCTTCCCGGCTGGCGGTCCAGTTAAGACCAAGATTGTCGGGCGTTTAACGCCGGAGCGTGAGCGTCAGGCACAGCGGGTCAAAGAAGACCTGAACTACATGATGACCGAGAGGATGACCGAGTACCGGAATGAGCATGAGCGTATGCTGTTTGCTCTTCCCCTCGCAGGCGCGGCATTCAAGAAGGTCTACTTCGATCCGACCCTTGGTCGTCCCACCTCGGTATATGTGCCAGCGGAAGACTTTGTGGCACCTTATGGCGCCACTGATCTTCAGACCGCTACCCGCTACACCCACATCATGCGGAAGCACCCCAACGAAATCCGCAAGCTACAGGTGATGGGTTTCTACCGGGACATTGATCTTTCCACCCCGGTCCCAGACCGAAATGAAATCCAGCGAGCAAAGGATAAACTCTCTGGAGAAGAACTCACGGATATGGATGACCGCCATATCCTCCTCGAAATGCATGTTGATCTTGATCTTCCTGGCTATGAAGATGTTGGCAAAGACGGCGAAGAGACCGGGATTGCATTGCCGTATGTGGTTACCGTTGAGAAATCCACGGGTAAGGTTCTCTCAATCTACCGTAACTGGAAGCAAGACGATCCATTCAAGATCAAGCGTCAGCACTTCGTTCAGTATGGGTATATCCCTGGGTTTGGGTTCTACCCGTTTGGCTTGATCCACCTGATTGGTGGTATCGCCAAATCCGCGACCTCAATCCTCCGTCAGCTTGTTGATGCTGGCACCCTCTCCAATCTCCCGGCGGGTCTCAAGGCCCGTGGTCTTCGCATTAAGGGCGACAGCACCCCGCTGATGCCGGGCGAGTTCCGGGATGTGGATGTGCCGTCTGGCGCGATTAAGGACAGCATCACCTTCCTCCCATACAAGGAACCCTCTCAGGTTCTTGCCACCCTCCTAGGTGGCTTGGTTGAGGAAGGTCGGCGGTTTGCGTCTATTGCCGATCTTCAGATTGGTGACGCCAATCAGAACGCTCCTGTCGGCACCACCCTGGCGCTTATGGAACGCGCCATGAAGGTGATGTCGGCAGTTCAGGCCCGGCTCCATGCCTCAATGAAGCAGGAGCTTGATCTGCTGGTGGATATTATCCGTACCCATATGGAAGGCCCATACGAGTACGAGACCGATATGGATGCCACCCGCACGGATGATTACGATGGGCGGATTGATGTGATCCCCGTCACTGATCCCAATGCGGCGTCCCTGTCTCAGCGCGTGGTGCAGTATCAGGCGGCACTGCAACTCGCACAGCAGGCACCCCAGATGTATGACCTGCCTGAGTTGCACAGGCAGATGCTTCTGGTTCTGGGTATTCAGGATCCGGGCAAGATCATCCCAGATCAGAATGACAAGAAGCCCATGGATCCCGTTTCGGAAAACATGGCCATTCTCTCTGGCAAGCCCGTCAAGGCATTCCTGTATCAGGATCACGAGGCACACATCCAAGTTCATATGTCAGCCATGCAAGATCCCAAGATCCTGCAATTGGTTGGTCAGTCCCCCATGGCAAGCCAGATCCAGGCCGCTGCCATGGCACACATCAATGAACACATTGGCTTCCAGTATCGCAAAGAGATTGAGAAGCAGCTTGGCGTTGAGCTTCCCCCGGTGGATGAACACCTGCCGGAAGACATCGAAGTTCAACTCTCCAAGCTCATGTCTGATGCTGCCGCTCGCCTACTTCAGAAGGATCAGGCCGAGGCTCAGCAACAACAGATCCAGCAGAAGATGCAAGATCCTGTTGTTCAAGCCCAGATGCAAGATCTCCAAATCAAGCAGCAGGAAGTTCAGCGGAAGGCGATGAAGGATCAAGAAGACCTTCGGCTCAAGGAACAGCAGCAAGAAATTGAACTTGAGCGTATTAAATCTCAAGAACGTATTGCTGGGGTGAATGCAGGAATCAAGGCTGCATCGCAGAAGCAAACCAATGACCAGCGTGGTGATTATGACGCTGCGAAAATAAAGCTTGACGCATTCAAGGCTGGCGTTGATCTTATGAGGAATCGTTAATGGCTGTCGTCACTGACAATGTTCTGGACTATCTGCGGTCAAAGATCAGGACAATCATGAATGACTGTGCCGATCATATCGCTACTGGGTCTGCCACTGATTGGGCAGATTACAGGTATCTTGTTGGTATCATTGAAGGTTTGGCGAAAGCCGAAAGAGAATTGCTCGATCTGAATGAAAAACTGAAAGAGCAAGACTAATCGCCCATTGTGGGTGCTGGGTATCGCACGACCCTGACAGTGTGCCAAAGGATGAATATGCTAAACGTAGATATTAAAATGCCTGAAGGAGAAGTCCGAGGAGCCAAGCAACTCCCGGAACCCAAGGGTTTTAAGATGTTGATTGCGCTTCCGGTTCTGGAAGAACAGACCGATGGCGGCATTTATCTGCCGGATCAGGTTCGTACCAATGAGTCTCTTGCCACTGTGGTAGGGTTTGTCCTGAAGCTGGGTGACCTCGCCTATCAGGATGAAAAGAAGTTCCCCAACGGACCTTGGTGCAAAGAAGGCGATTGGGTCGTCTTCCGTGCATACAGCGGCACCCGGATCAGGATCCATGGCCGCGAGTTCCGTTTGATCAATGACGACACCGTGGAAGCGGTTGTTGAAGATCCCAGGGGGATTTCACGCGCATGAGCGAGG